CTGAAAGAGTCATACGAAAAGTTTCTTGGTAGTGAGGCTCCATCATTCCAGTGGAATAGGAATTACCAAGCAGCTTTAGCTAGAGTAATGAAACGGTATAAACAGTTTCATCTCAGGCCTCTTAAATATCGAGATACTTACGATATTTTAGATGCTATTTCGGATTGGGACACATCTAGCGGTTTCGAGGGTTTATTCCAAGATGGATCTAAGAAATGTGATATTCCGAAAGAAACTTTATGGACGACGTGGCGGAGAATGCTGGAGCGTGCTTTAGAGGAGAAATCTTTTAATAGACCTATCCTCTTAAGCTATCGTACTCAAGCCTCAGGTGAGTACGATGAAAATGGTCATCGAACTGGGACGTTTAAGCACAAAACGAGAGCAGTTTCAATGATGGATTTCTGGGTTGTACTTAGCGAACGTATATTCGCTAAGCCTATACTAACTTGGTATGGCAGTTATTTATATTCTGGACCCGGTTTTTCAGATGCCGATCTTAGTAAATACATCCTTAATTGGAGGTATAACTATAGGCGCTGGATATCCCTTGATTATTCTGCGTATGACACTAGTATACCATCATGGCTTATAAGGGATGCTTTTAAAGTTATTGAGGTGTGTTTCTCCAACTTGGCGAACTGGCAACGTGATCTACTCTGGGTGCTGTGCAATGATTTTATTAATAAGAACATTGTTACACCTGATGGTATTATTTATGCTACACATGGAAATCCATCTGGTAGTGGATTCACTACTATAGTGAATACTATTTGTAATGAGATTATGACTGAGACGTGGTGCGAGAGGTACGGTATCAAGAATGTTCGTTACAATATTACCGGAGATGACAACCTTATCTTCTTAAATGAGAAGGTAGATTTGGATGAGATTGCATCTTATCTCACTAGGAACTTTGGAGTTCGAGTAAATGGTGATAAGAGCTCGGCAGGAATGTCTGTTAAAGATGATCCAGAATATCTCTCGAGGTTTTGGACTAATCATGGTCCTTGGAGAGATAAACATATTGTATTATCTAAAATGATGTTTCCTGAACGCTGGAGAGATTATCGGGAAGATGCGACACCAGAGATGGTGGTTTATTCATATCTGTTAGCTTATCCATCTACAATGGCAGAATTAATTGACATTGAGCAGTTTCTGATCGACTCGAGACTTTCGATCGCAAAAATCTACGAAGTTCAGCCCAATTTCTGGAAGAGTTTGCCTTACATATTCCGTACTCATCTAGAAATGAAATTAAATCATGGGAAGAGACAATCAAGGCTTGCCCGACGATTGGAGAAGTCCGCCTAGGAAGACAGCTGTAGAGGACTCTTGCTTGTAAATACCGGGGATTATCGAGTTACCGGGGCGTGTAAAAGGGAATGGGC